GAAGTGAAAAACTTTCCATCTTAATTCTATACTCATCATAATAATCATCAAGAAACTCTGATGGATAATTTTTACCTCTGGTCAACTGCGACAAGTAATAATATATCAAATCATGTTCTTTAGTCATCTTCTTGCCAAGAGATGTAAAGAAACCTCGTTGCCAAGAGAACCCTGTTTGATGTTCATACTTAGCAAAATACTTTTCCATAGATGCAATCGTACCCCATGGCGCATTACCAAAATACTTGAAGTAATCATACGAACCAGTAAAATGCAAATACATTCCATGATATGTTTTCCAAGCACGAAAAGTTCTATTCGTTTCTACTGTTTTTTGCTTTGGAAATGTAATCATTTACTGCTTCCATAATGAAATTCTGAAATAGCTGCATCCTCCAACCGCTTCATAACATCTTTAGTAAAATATTTCTCAGGATCATTTACAATAGTTTTCTCAAATGCCTTACCAACAGGTGTTTCATATCTTGTTGACACCTTCTTAAAAATACCATGCTTCTCTGCAAGGGGAATCAATCCATAATATTTATTCAATCCTTTTTCATAATCAAGAAGAAATTCCATGATAGATTCTTCTTTGGTCATACGACCCTTAACCAATTTTGCCTTAATAATATTACCTAGAACTTCTGTACCATCTTTATATTTTCTTCTTGCTAAAGTAGCAATCACAGAAGCTGCATACTTGATTCCACCACCACCAGAAATTTCTTTCTGTGGAAACAAACTCCCCACTTTGTCATAGGTGTGGTTTGTAACAATTAAAGGAATATTTGCCTTGGCCAATTTCAATGCCAAAGTTCTAAATGTTCCACGAATCATAGGAGCTCTGGTCATATCTCGTTTATCAGAACCACTAGCAGAATCTTCCATCTCTTTTCTCGTAGAAAGATTACCCAATGAATCAAGAAACATCATTATCTTATAATCTTCATCCATATTCTCAATAATCTTGATTGCTTGTGTTCTAAATGCTTCTACTGTAGCTACTGGTAGAACAATAAAACGATTAGTGTCTATACCCCTCTCTTTAATAATATCAGATGTCAATGCTCCTTCACTCTCAAAATAAACAATAACACCCTTCTTATCTTTTTCTAAAAAATTCTTTGCTATACTTAATGCCAGGAATGTTTTACCAACTGATTCTGAACCAGCCAAACAAGTTATTTTATTAGACGGTACTCCACCATATAGAGAACCAGACAATAACGCGTTTAAAGAATACGATCCAGTATCAACAAAAGTAGAACAATCCCCAACAATACCAGCGGATACAACGCTTGCAATATCATTTTCACTCACCTTTATTAAATGTTTAACAATATTATTTACTGACATAATCACTCCTAATTAACAGGCCCAAAGAAATCTTCTAAACTACCCTGCTCTTCTGTTTTCCATCCAATCACATCTAAAATATTTTTAATGGGTTGAAGAAAAGCTTTATCAAACTGCAAATCATAATCAATATACTTTTCCAATTTAAATTCTTTTGGAAGATGTGTCGAAACAGAAATTATATTTTCTTGAAGTGGATTTGGTTCTTTCAAATATGCAAACTTAATCTTCTCACCTTCACGAATTGACTGATATTTTTTTGTTAACTTATGTTTTCTTAACAAATGATTATACAATAAAACACCTCTCACTTGGATTGGTGTTCCTTTACTATATATACTTTTAGTTGATGAATATTTCTCTATACCATGAACTGATCGGGGAAATGCTATCTGGTCAAAAGATAATGTCTTAAACGTATCACGATACTCTAATATACTTTTCATAACAGTATCTTCATCAGTATTTATAATAACTCCAATCAATTCTCTAATCTTATCACGACACCATTCGGGCGTAGAACTTCGTACACTCTCTATGCCCATTATTTTTAACTTGGGCTCTTTATACTTTACTCCTTCTGAATCATAAACATTAAGTATGTATCTTTTCTTTGCAGTCCAGATACCTTTATCTGCAATTACTTCTCTCCCCATCTGCATCTTTTGTGCATATGAATTTACATACGAATGAAGAGCTTCATAACTGCTATCAATAAATGGTTCAATTTTATCCTTACTAATCTTGTCCAAGAAGGTGATAATCTTTGAAGTGTTATCAATATGTGCTGTGTCTTTGAAAACTTGAGAAACCAATTTGTCAAATGTAACATATATGCTATCCGTATCTGAGGCAACGACATAATCTATGTCCTTTGTGTGAAGTAGATTATTTATATATGTATTTATACTCTTATCAATCCAACGAATTGCAAGCTGTCCTCCTGTCGTTATTCCCTCAGCCATCTCTAATGAATAATAACGAAAATGTTGATTAGCTAATGCACCATACGCACTATTTAACAAAATCTTCTTGGACATCTGTATATTATTACATCTGGATATATTATTAATGACTGTTTGTTTATTCGTATAATTACCATCTTCCAATTTCTGTTGCTCTTGCAACATCTTCTTTTTAAACTCTACCCGTTCATTATACATATCTTCCATCAACTGTGGAAGAAATCCCCTTTTCTTTAAACTAAAATGTTGACCATTTGGAGTAAGTGTCAACTGCTTTGCTTTCAAATAATCTGTATCTAATTTCTGCTCCAACAATCCAGTTACCCCAATATCTTTGGAATCAGCACACACAACTCCATCATATAAAGTTTCTGGACTTATATTGTACTGTTGAATAAGATGTGGATATAGAGAATTGAGATCAAAACTAACCACCCATTTATGTAAACCAGCCTGTGGTTCTTTGACATATGCTCCAATAATTTCTTTTCGTTCATCTTGTTTTTGTGGAGGTGGAATAACAGTATTTCTTTTTTTCAAAAAGTTATAAATGATAGCATCCCAAGTTCTCACGGGAGAGAATACATCTTCAAAGTTAATCTTAGATTCATATGCCAGAGTAATAACCAACTCAAGTAACTTCATCTTCTCCTCAAGCTTCTCTACAATCTCAACATCACGAATATTATACTCAATGAATTTCTGGTAATTTGTTTTATACAAATCATAACCCTGTACATCTCCAACTTCAACTTTTCTTAATCCAAGTTCTACTGAACCGATATAATCCAAACGATATGATTCTCTGATCTTATATGTAAACTTTTTATATAGATCAATATAATCTAATGTTGAAATACCAAAGATAGTATAATACTGATTCTCTCTACCAGCTATAAATACACTTCTATCATTTATCAAACCTATTGGTGATAATCTGGAAGGTCTTTTATCAAGATACTTAATACGATTAACAAGATATGGAATATCAAAAAACTTACAATTCCACCCTGTAATAATGTGTGGATAATTATGTTCCCACCATTGAAGAAAATATTCAATCATTTCATCTTCATCATCACACTCATTATAGCGAATCTGTTTTGTATCATCATGTGGCACATAACCACCAGTTCCCCATACATAATAAGTTTGACTCACACTATCATGTACTGTAATAGCTGTAACCTCTGATGCAGCTGATTGGATATTTGGAAATCCATCTTCAGCTGATACTTCAATATCTATTGTATAGATTTGTAATTTATTTGTATTCCATTGAACTTTCTTGGGATATTTTTCAGAGATGTATTGTATAATATAATTAGTATTGCCAAAAATTGGATAATCAGTTATACCACTATATTGCTTTATGAAATCTTTACAAGAAGCAATATTATCAAACTTAATATGACCAACTGGGATTCCATCAAGAGTTGTATAATTACATTTCTCCGATGGTGCTGTGGTGTACATGGTGGGTTGAAAGTTTTCTTTAAATGAATGTTCTTCATTCTCAAAAATCTCTCTAACATAGATTTGGTTCTTCAATAAACCAATATAAGTGTAAAACTTCATAATATAATTATACCAAAAAACAAATTAAAATACAAGGAAAACTTTAAATAAAATTATTCATAAGGAGTTAGTAAAAAAATTCCCCAAAAAGAGAGTTAC